GCGAAGATCTCCACCATCAAGTCGATCGACCGTCCTCTGCTTGCCGCGACTGGCAATGAGCCGAAGGCAGATGATCGGCCTGCACCTCCCGGCGCCACGGGAAAGAAGAAGCACTCCATCAATCTCAATCCGAAGGAAATCACGGATATGAAAACCATTGCTGAACAGATCGCGGCGCTGGAAGCCTCTCGCCAGGCCAAGGCCGCACGCATGTCGGAAGTCATGCAGAAGTCGATGGACGAGGGCCGCTCGACCGATCAGGCGGAACAAGAAGAATTCGACACCCTTTCCGGTGAAGTCGATGCGCTCGACAGCGACCTGAAGCGCCTTCTTGCGCTGGAGAAGGCGCAGGCAAACAAGGCCAACCCGATCACCACGCAGGGCGCGAAGACCGCAGCATCTGCTACGGCACTTCGCACGGGCAATGTCGCGCTGAAATCGGAGCCGGAAAAGGGCATCCGGTTCGCTCGCTATGCCAAGTGCCTCGCGATCTCGACGAAGACCCACCAGTCTGTTGTGTCAATCGCCGAGGGAATGTACGGCAAGGCGGATCCGGACCTCGTCGATGTGGTGAAGGCCGCGGTGACGGCGATGACAACCGGCAACACCGACGCGCTGATCGGCAACGAGGGCGGGTTTGCTGACTTCGTCGAATTCCTGCGCCCGATGACCATCCTTGGTCGGTTCGGCACCGGCCTTATCCCCGGGCTGACACGCATCCCGTTCCGGGTTCCGCTGATCACCGAAACCTCGGAGACCGAGGCTCAGTGGGTAGGCGAGGGCAAGGGCAAGCCGCTGACCAAGTTCACGGTCGGTCGCAACGAGATCACGCCGCTCAAGATCGCTGCCATTGCCGTCCAGACGATGGAGCTGATCCGTGACAGTTCCCCATCGTCGGATATCCTGCTGCGCAACTCGCTTGCCAAGGCAATTGCCAAGCGGTCCGACATCTCGTTCGTCGATCCGACTTCGGCAGCCGTCGCGGGTGTCCGCCCGGCTTCCATCCTCAACGGTGTCGCACCGGTGGTGAACAGCGTCGCGACCGGTCCCGACGGCGTGCGGGAAGACGTCCAGGGCATCATCGGCCAGTTCGTTGCCGCCAACAATCCGCTGCAGTCGGGCGTCTGGCTCATGGGGGCGACCTACGCGCTGCGCCTGATGATGATGCTCAATCCGCTGGGGCAGCGCGAATTCACGGGCATCACAATGCAGGGCGGCACCTTCTTCGAATTGCCGGTGATCGTCTCCAGCTACCTCGGCGACTACGTCGCTCTGGTGAACGCGGAGGACATCTACCTGGCCGACGAGGGCGGCGTCGATATCGCTATGTCCACGGAAGCCTCTTTGGAGATGGTGGACAACCCGACGCAGGACTCGGCGGCGCCGGTCGACAGCGAGCTGGTGTCGATGTTCCAGACCAACAGCGTGGCTTTCCGTGCGGAGCGCACGATGAACTGGGCTCGCCGACGCGCCAGCGCAGCGGCCTGGATGGACAACGTCACCTGGGGCGCCCCGGCAGCGCCGTAAGCCCGCGCCGTCGATGAACCAGCCGGCCGCATCACGTGCGGTCAGCAGTCCTCAGGAGAGAGCCCATGAAATCGCAGTCTTACATGACCCGGGCTCTTCGCGCCCGTGATCCGCGTTTCGCGACGATCCTCGGAAACCTCGGCTACGAACGCGGCGACCTGCCCGCAGCTGAGCCTGGCGTGTCCTTACCATCCATGGTAACGTCGCGACCTCCGGTTGAACCATCTATGGTAACGTCGGGACCGCCTCAGGCTGAGAAGGCCAATGCAAAGCGTAAGCCAGCCCGAGACAAGGCGTCTTCCTGATGCGCGTATTTGGTCTGCAGATCGGACGCTCAGTGACCAAGGCGATCGCGCCGGTCGCTCAAGGCCGCCGCGGCTGGTTCGGTGTTATAGAGGGCTTTGCAGGCGCATGGCAGCACAATGTCGAGGTGAAGTTCGACAGCGTTCTGTCCAACCATGCCGATTTCTCCTGCCGTACGCTGATCGCCTCCGATATCGCCAAGCTGCGGATCAAGCTCGTCCGGCGCGATAATGACGGAATTTGGTCCGAGGTTACCAACCCCGCCTACTCGCCGGTGCTTCGCAAGCCCAACCATTTCCAGACCCGCATTCAGTTCATGGAAAGCTGGATCCTTTCGAAGCTCCAGCGAGGCAACACCTATGTCCTGAAGAGCCGGGACGACCGCGGCGTCGTCAAGAAGCTCTTCGTGCTGGACCCCAACCTCGTCACGCCGCTGGTTTCAGATAGCGGGGACGTCTTTTACCAGCTGAATACCGACCCGCTGGCGGGCTTGACGCAAAGCGTGATCGTCCCGGCAAGAGAGATCATCCACGACCGGTTCAACTGCTTTTACCATCCGCTGGTCGGCCTTTCGCCGATCTTCGCCGGCGGCCTCGCCGCGATGCAGGGGCTCGCCATCCAGAACGACAGCGCGCTCTTCTTCCAGAACGGAGCGACACCTGGCGGCGTTCTGACGGCTCCTGGTGCGATCGAGGACGATACGGCCACTCGCATCAAGGAATACTGGGATAGCAACTTCACCGGCGAGAACTCCGGCAAGGTGGCGGTTCTGGGCGACGGCCTGAAGTATGATCCGATGAAGGCAAAGGCAGTCGATGCTCAGCTCATCGAGCAGCTGAAATGGTCTGCCGAGGTCGTCTGCTCGACCTACCACGTCCCGCCCTACAAGATCGGCGTGGGGGCGATGCCGACGAACAACAACGTCCAAGCCCTCAACGTCGAATACTACTCCCAGTGCCTGCAGGTGCTGATTGAGGCCGCCGAGCTCTGCCTGGACGAGGGCCTGGAGATGAAGGAGGGCGTCGGTACGGAGTTCGATACCGAGAACCTCCTGCGCATGGACAGCGCGTCGCAGATGGAAGTCCTGGAGAAGGGCAAGGGCATCATGTCCCCGAACGAGCAGCGCAAGAAGCTGGATCTGAAGCCGGTCACCGGCGGCGAGAGCCCGATGCTCCAGCAGCAGAACTTCAGCCTCCAAGCACTGGCAAAGCGTGACGCTCAGGAAAATCCGTTCGGCACAGCCCCGGCGCCGGCCGCAACTAACGCCGAGCCCGCCAATGACAATGCAGCCGAAGCGGAAGCGCGCGCTGCCTTGGTCGAGATATACAAAGGACTTCGCTGATGACATTCGACGGAAAAGCGTTTGGCGCGGAGATCGTCGGCGTGGTCAAAGGCTACCTGGAAAAGGAGCTGGCCCCACTGCTGACACGCCTGCAAGCGCTGGAAACGCAATTCGCAGCCACGCCCGCGCCTGTCGATTTGTCTGGAGACCTTGCCGCGCTCAAAGCGGCCGTTGAGGGGATCAAGATCCCGGTTCTGCCAGATATGCCGGCTCTTCCAGATTTTACAGCCATGGTTACCGAGGCTGTCGCTGCTATTCCCGTACCACGGGACGGCAAGAGCGTCACCGTCGAGGACGTTACGCCTCTCATTGCCTCTGAAGTCGAGAAGCGTGTCGGTGGGCTTCCTGCAGCGAAAGACGGCAAGGACGGTATCGACGGTAAAGATGGCGTTGGCCTTGCCGGCGCATTGATCGATCGCGCTGGCGAGCTCGTCGTGACGCTGACGAATGGCGACACGAAGAACCTGGGGCCCGTCGTCGGCAAGGACGGCGAAGGGACGCCGGGTCTGGATGGTTTCGGGTTCGATGACCTCGATATGACCTATGACGGCGAGAAGACGATCACCCTGAAATTCACCAAGGGTGAGCGCGTCAAAGAGTTTCCCATTGCCATGCCGGTGGTCATTGACCGCGGCGTCTATCGCGAGAGAAGCGAATATAAGGCCGGTGATGCCGTGACCTGGGGCGGAAGCCTTTGGATCGCGCAGAAGGACACTGGAGCAAAGCCCGACAGCAGTGACGAATGGCGCCTGTCGGTGAAGCGTGGCCGCGACGGCAAGGATGCCGTGGTGAAAGACGCCGCGCCGTATCAGCCGGTGCGCGTGGGCATACCAGCGAAGGGAGCATGACATGGCTCTGGTGACCCGTGCTCAAGTCAACCTCGCGCTACGCCTCGACCTGGTCGATGGTGATGAGCGCATCCCCGATATCGACCTGAAGATCAGCCAGGCCGAAGACGCTGTCGTCGATTACCTGAAGAAACCGAACCACGGATGGGACGAGACAACCGTCCCCGGCCGCGTGTCGGCCGCCGTCATGCTGGTCGTGCAGAGCCTGCTCGACGAGGCGAACACCGGCGGCCTACTACCCGGTCTCGGTACCGGCGACCCGAAGAACCCCGTGGTGGCTCTGCTGTACCGCCTCCGCCACCCCGCCATCGCTTGAAAAGGGAGCACATCATGCGTGTGAAGTTCACCCACCACTTTGACTACAAGCCCACCAAACGCTCTACCATCGGCTATCTGGCCGGCATGGAAGAGACCGTGAAACGCGAATGCGGCGAAGCGGCGATCGCTGCGGGCAAGGCAGAGGAAGTGCCGGAGTCGTCCCGCAAGGGCAAGGCCACCGAAGCACCGGCCGATGGCGCTCAGTAATCCGCCGACCTCGCAAGAACTGCAGCATCGTGTCGCTTTCGACGAGAGGGCGACAATCGACGATGGCGCAGGCAACCGGCGTGGCATCTTCCAGGAACGCTTTAAGCACTGGGCGGCCTTCCGTTCGCGTGGCGGTTCCGAGGCGGTTGTGGCCGCGAGACTGGAAGGTCGCAACATTCTGGGCGTCTACCTTCGATCCAATGCGCAGACGCGCGCCATCGAGAACGACTGGCGCATGAGGGACGTTCGGACCGGCGATACTTACGCGGTTAAAATCGTTGATGCTGTCACCGACCGGAACTGGGTCTATGTCGAAGTTCAAGCGGGTGTGGCTGCCTGATGAAGACGAAGGCGACATTCCTCGGCAGAGCCAAGACCATGCAGTTGCTGAACGGCATCGTGCCTGAGGCAGAGAGGGAACTGGCTGAGGCTCAGATGAAGGGCGCCCAGACGCTCGCGAACAAGATACGGCCGCGCGCACCTGGTCCTCGGACAGGCGAATATCAGGCCAGCATAGAGGCTGCTCGCTTGGCTGATCGTCCCAACCAGCGCGCTGTCGGCAAGGGCGTTGCCAACGACACCAAAGATCCGAACGCAACTGGCGTCTTTGCAGATTACATCTGGCGCTTCCTGGAGTTTGGGACCGTGAAAATGACCAAGCGGCCTCACATTTTCCCGACCTATCGGCAGGAGCGCCCGAAGATCCGGCGCAACATGGCAGCCGCCGTCCGCAAGGCCGTAAGGAAGGTCAAGAACACGTAATGGCTTCACCATCCTTAGAGCTACAGATAGCGATCGTGTCGCGACTGAGGGCGACGGCTGCCGTCACGAACCTGATCAGCGACCGCGTTTTCGACCATGTTCCGGAAGATGCCGACTTCCCTTACGTGACCGTAGGTGAAGGAGACGAGACAAGCGACGATGTCGATTGCATCGAAGGGTTCGATATTTCGCTCTACATCGACGTCTGGTCCCGCGAGGTCGGCTTCCCCGAGGCGAAGATGATCAGCGATGCGCTGCGCTACGCGTTGAAATCCCCCGCCCTGACGTTGGTGACCAATGCGCTGGTCTACTTTCGGCATCGCCAGACCCGCTTCATCCGCGACCCAGACGGCCTCACGTCACATGCTGTCCTGACATACGAAGCATTCGCAGAACAACCCTCAACGCCATAATAGGAGAACCGACATGGCCGATCCGACAACCATCCGAGGCGGCATGGTCCGAGTGCTGCTCGGTAATGCTTCCAACCCTATCGTGTACGCAGCGCCGTGCGGCTTCAGCCAGCGCACCGTGACGATCAACAAAGGGCTTGAAGAAGTTAACATCCCGGATTGCGACGACCCTGATGCCGTGAACTGGCTTGGCCGGGACGCGACGTCGCTCTCGATGTCGATCAGCGGCGAAGGCGTGCTCGCTGAAGAAAGCGTCGACATCTGGCTGGAAGCTACCGAAGACGT